TGGTCTTCTATTGATTTCATAGTTGTTTGTTAGTAAAGTATAACGTCATTATTAGTTGAATTTTCTCTTATACCAGTAGAATCTCTAATCAATTCCAATACAGTATATACGGTTTGATGTGAAATGTCAAACTGATGGTTTAACTTTTTAATCAAATATGTTCCACTATATTCCTGATCAAAAGGTTCTGTTTCCTTATTAGCATCAGGAACATTATTTGGAACTTCAACATTAACTAAGTCGCCAACAACCAATTCTAGATGTCCCGTTAAAGAAATCGTTAACTGGTTTGTTGTCATTATACCAGATCTCGCATAGGATTGCGAGAGGTAATCCATTTGATTGTCAGTGTATTCAAACTTAGTATCACGATTAGGATCTTCAGAGTCGGCTATACCATCTCCCATGTTCCAATTTTCATGATTGACTACAGTTGACATAATTCTAGTAGGACGTGAAGACAATTCAGATTGACCGTAAGGTAATTCCTTTTCTTCATTTCCTAAATGAACCATATTATCCCAAGTATCCTTAAGAGAAAACAACCTTTCATTATATTTGCCTGTATTTATGTTAAAAAAGCAAACTAATGATGAGTATGACCCTTCCCTTAAATTCTTCATCATATTAATTTCGGTTCCGTATTGAATCTCTTGTATCTTCATAGTAGATTCATATTCTGTTTTACCAGAACCATAAAAGTATGGATTATCTCCTGTATTGGTGGGTTTTTGATTTGCTAACACATCAATTGACTTAAAATTGAAACCATTGTAGTTTTGATAGAAATAATATCCAGCACTACCTTTGGCATTATCTACATTCTTACCAACATGGGATGATTCTACTTTCTTATCATCTGGTTTTGAAATTGTTTTTGAAGTTTGGGTAGGAACTACTGGGAGTGATACCGTTTTTGTCTGTAATGACCTAATTAAAGAATATGGACTTTTCTTTGCAGGAAGAATTTTGATAGAAGTAACTGATTCATCAACCTGTTCCTCTTTCATCTCAACATTAAAAAATTCTTGAATGATTTTTCTAACTACATCAGACGTTTTACCCTCTCTAATATTATTAACACGAACTCCCTCATTGACTAGTCCTTCCTCTGATATAAGATTTAAAGTGTATGACTGTTTTCTATCCAATACTATCCTATTAGTAACGCTCCATACTCTAAAATTATAACTCTTTTCCTCTCCACTCATTCTAACATTAAAAACAACCTTCTCAAACCCTTGAATTGGCATAGTTGAGATAAGATTCATTCCAGTATCCATTACTACGATACTACCGCCATAAGAAGGCCACAGAACATCTTCATAATACCGAAAAGAAGCTGCTATACCCATGAGGTTAGCATGAGGTTTCTCATTATCCTCACCTACTTTCCATATAGGTATGGATATTATTTCACAATCTGAAGCGAACTGTTTTTCTTCTGACATATCAATAAGGAGAAGGATAGAATTGATCTAGACCAGGATCTCCAGAAGTGGCAATATGATCTATAGCGACTTGCTCAGAACTCTCTGTATTACTAGAGTTATTTATTACTATTGGTGCAGAATTTGTAATATTTTGATCCAAACTTCCAAGAGCATTTTCTTTTGACTGTTCTGCTGATTGAACCTGAATATTAGTTCCACCAGAATTAGAATGAATACTCTTCATATAAAAAATACGTTGCTCTTCTGTTAACTTAGGATTATTATAAAAAGCATTTGGTCCTGTCATCTGATCATATGAAGAGACTGGTTCAGGGAATACCATATCCATAATAAAACTACCCAATCCACCTGCTACACCTTTACCAAGAATTTTACTTCCACCTGCCAATGCTCCAATAGGTCTTTCAACTAACTGACGGACAGCAGGAGTAGGACCAGTTTTAAACATATTAGGAGTGAAAGCTTTCAAAGGTCTCCATCCTTTTATACCCTTAGCACCTTCTTTAAACGCTTTATTAGTCTTAGTAATCTGCTTCATATCATCAGACATCAGTGTCTTCCAACTAGCAGAAGACTCATTAGGAACTCTCATATTCCTTCCTTTATTCCACCATTCACTAAGTACACTTGTCTGACTATTATTAACTGTTGATGATAGCATAGTTGGTATAGCACCACCATGTGTAAACGGAGTATGTCCTCCATCTGAAGATGCAATTGATTTAGAAGTTTCAAAATTATTTGAAACGTTTGTATTATCCGTATTAAGTAGACTAGAATCAGAAATAGCAGAACTTTGTATGTTATTAATACTATTCTCAGTTTTGAATAATGAAGATACACCATCAATCAAACTACTAAAGAATTTTGAACCAGTCTCACCGAAATTACCAATAAGTTGCTGTAATAAATTAGTTACAGTACCTCCAATAGTAGCAATAGGTGTAGTTATAATATCATATATTTTATTGCTTGCCTTCTTTTGTTCCTTTCTATCAACTCTAACAGCAGAATTAAAGAAGTTGAGACCAAATTTTTGTATTGATGGTGTACCCTTTTCAACCTGTTGATCTATTTGAGAATAATTATTAACAACTGTTGATCTTGGTCGTGGACTACTAATCTTCCCATCAATAGCACTTGGTTCTCTTTGAGTAAAATTATTATCTAATGGAATAACTGCTTCTTCACCATGTAATATTACAGGATATCCACTATCAGGTCCAGAAATTATACCACCTCTTTCCAACTGCTGTGCGTCAGACCAAGGATCTTGTATCTGCATTGGATTAATTTGTTGGTTCTGGTTCGCCTGAAGGAATTGTCTTGTTCTCTCCTCTTCATCATCAAGTGCCTGTCTTCGTTCAAACTCATCATCGTCTTCAAATGTTTTCTGAATCTGATTAGTTCCACTATCTATATTCTCTGCTTCTGTCTGCAATTCCTCTACCCTAGCATCCTCAGTCTTTTTCTTTTTGAAATTGAAATTATTCTGATCTCTTAATGCTGAAATAATAGCATCCAACTTCTCTTCAAGAGTATCACCACTATTTTCTAATTGTTTATGAACATTAGTAATACCATCTTTAACTTGAATAAGAGCAGTCTCTGACTCATTGAGTTTATTATTCATTGAGTCAATGGTAGCACTCAAAGATAATGAAACAGCAGATAAGAAATTACCAAGTTTCTCATCATGAACCTTTGTCCCTTTCTTTTTAGTAGTTGGTGTAGTGGTAGTAGGTTTGTTGACCACATTTGATTGCGGTGTTACTTGATTCTTTAATGACGATCCAACACCGACCCAAGGAAAAGGTTGTCCTGCTAACCTATTCATTGTCTGAGAATTAGTTGGTTTAGGGTCTATTGGACTTGATCCATAATACCCAGAAGTAGATTGCTGACCTCTAGCAAGATATGAAGGATCTCCCATCGTTACAGATGGCATTTGTCTTTGAAATCTTTCAGGAAGCATTGAAGTAGCTTGCATTTGCAATGCTCTACTCATAAACTCACCAGGAACGAACTTAGGATCTACACCATACGCTTTCGCTACATCTGACGCTTCTCCTTTTGCAGCAGCAGCAGCATTTCTAGCAATCCAAATTTGATTAGCAATGCTAGTAGTTAAATCTCCACTATATGTTGTTGATAATGATGCCATTTTATGCTCCTAACCTCGCCATGCGATATTTTTCTAAGAAATTATCCTCCAATATAACTATATTTGTCTTACTAGATCTAACACTACCAAAAGATTGATTATTAACAACAACTGTTGGTTGTGTTGAAGAAACTAATTGTTCCATATCCTCTAGAATTGAACTCTTTTCAAACATTTCAGTTGATTGTGGCACTGGTGGTAATGGTGGTATTATATTGTAACTCTTATCATTTGTTTTTAAAGATTTAATAAGATCTATTATATCATTATGTGCTGCATTAATACCATCTCCATCATACACACCTCTTCCATCTGTTGTTTTAATTGAAGCAAACTGTCCTGCCAATTGATTGTTATACTCTTCTGCTGAAATATTACCTGACTGATATGCTGACCAATTAGCACGAGAAGGATGATCTATCCACCACATAACAAGTTTGTCTTGAGTTTCTTTATCAAACAACGTATCTCGTGAAATACCCAATGCATCAGCAGCAGTTCTCACATACAATAATTGATATGCTCCCATAGCAGCACTACGTTGCTTTTCTGGTAATTGCAAGACATCCCTCTGATAATTTAGATAATCAGTTTGATGATCATATATCTCTTGTATAGTCATCTTTGTAATATCCTTATCTGCACCAGGAAATCCCCTTTTAGCACCAGAATAAATTGCATTGTAATTATCAGCACTCTCAGCTTTCCTTATTCTAGTTTTCAATGCACCAATTGTATTATCAGTAGTTTCTACTTTATTTTTAAATTTTTCTGTTTTAGGTTTAGTTTTAAAACGATCCACAGAATTTGTGATGGGAATAGGAGTGGGTAAATTTATTTCGCTTCCTGAAAACATTTTATGGACACGAGTTATACTATTTTTAAAAACAGAAGATAAAAAATCAATTGAAGAACTTATTAAATTAGTTCTATCCTTTTTGCCAATAACAGCTTCAGTACCATGAAGAACTGTCAATCCAGGTTGTGTAAAACCACTACCAGACTCATATCCCATTCCCCTTTCATATCCAATTCCTCTCTCCAATCCTGTAGCTCGTGAGATATCTCTACCTAAAATACCAACATCCAATCCCATAGAAACACCAAAAAATCCAAGTCCAGCTGAAATACCTGAAGCTGCTTCTAATACTGCTCCTACAGGGTCACCTTCTAATAATCTTTGTATTGAAAAAATAAGACCAGTACCAAAACCAACCAAAGGTAGATTTCCAGCACTAGATCTTACCACCATCTTGGCTTTTGCTTGTGCTATTTTCGTAGCACTTTTACTAAGAAGTCTTTTGCTTCCTTTCTTAGAAGCTTGTTCAACTAATTCCTTACTACCAAGTTTACTCAAACTAGTAATAACTGGTTTGAGTCCCTTAATTTTAGAACCAGATTTTGCAGCAACTTGTGTAGCAGTTTTAACACCAACTGATGCTTGCTGACTAAGTTTCAATAATGCACCATATCCACCAATTCTATTAACAAGACCCTTAACTACATTCTTATTTGAAAGCCAAAACAAAGGTCTTTCAACTAAACTTCTTCTAGCCCAGTTTTTACTACTACGTATAAGGGATTTTAAAACTGGTGGACTAAGTTTCCATATACCTTTACCAGCAAATCGTACTAATCTCCTTCTGGTAATTTTCAATACTCCTCGTATAAGACCAGAAAAGGGTGATTCCATACCCCTTTTAACTGTACGTAATAAATCACGACTTCCATAATCAGAACCTTGTGAAGCAATTCTCAATGCTTCTGCATCTTCGTCACTATCTTCACCTTCTTTATTTAAAAAATCATTTTTAATGGTTAGAACCTTAACCATTTCATCAAGTTTTGCTTCAAGAAGAGAATTCTGGTCTACAAGGAGTTTTTGTACATCTACTATTCCTGCTCCTATTATATTAACAGACTCTACTGTACGATCAATTTTTCCCTCAAATGTAAGTAATTTTGCATCAAGTTTTACACCAAATAACTTAGATATAGTTTCTCTTAATTCAGGATCTTTAACTGGTATTGAATTAGAGTCAGATTTATTTAATTTTTTTGCTGCTTCCTTAACTTCAGAAGAAGCATTTGTTTCATCTATTTTTTTATCCTTAGAAATATTTTTAACAGCATCCATTATCCTACCAGCTATTTCTACTGATAAATCTCCAGACCATGTTTGCTGTAATGCTGCCATTATTTACGTTTTGCTGCTTCTTGTTTTTGTTTGACTTCTTCAAGGTATTGCATAAGAAGAGTAGTATAAACTTCTCTCTCCCAAGGAATTAACGAATCAATTTCACTCAAACTGTATTTATGGTATTGCATCAAAGCAAAATTCATTTTATAATACCCCTCCAGACTATTCTGAAAGAGTGCTATGCGAAAAAACTCTGTAATCCCTCAATCGTATACTCAGAATCCTTTCCAGTCTTAGGGTTTACTACCGTAAATGTATGACTAAGTTTAGGACATGTGACATAAAACTGTTGTATTTTCTCAAATTGCTTGGTAGTCAAACCATCAACAAATGTGCGGAATTCCTTCTTTGTAGTTGTTGAAGAATCATAAACTTCTTCACCATCAAAAATTTGATCTATTGAATCTGCAATAAAACTATATACCTCTTCAGTTTTAAGATCTTTATTTAAAAATTCTCTATCAACAAATTGTTTCATACTAGGATATTGCATAACAATGCCCATATCACCTTCAAACATGATTTTCTTATCATGTCCTTCTGGTTTAGTAACTTCAACTTCGTTAATATTGATTTGTGCTTCTACTTGTGTTTCATTGTCATCAAGACATGTTACAGTCAATGTAATCATTTCTCCAATAGATGCTGCTCTAATCTTCAAAAAGATATATTCCAAATCAAAACTAGGAAGCGTATCTATCTTAAGTCGTGAAAGAACGCAATTTTTGATTAAATCCTTAACTGCGTTGATTACCTGTTTTTCATCTTCCGATTCAAGTGCCAATAAAAGCACTTTTTCCTCTTTTACAAGAAATGGACGATATTTAACAGTTTTGCCTGTAGAAGGTAATTCAAGTTCATATGTAGGATACCCTACCTTTGGTAATGCCATAAAAACTAATTCAAGTCGTATATTTATATATAGCGACTTTTTAAGGCAAAAATGTGCCGAGAAAATTTTTGCCCTTTTATGGAATCAAAAAGTCAATTTTGCTGTCCTATACAGTACTACCATATGAAACAGTGTGCCTAGTATAATAAAAGTTAACATTGAGTCTTGCAATTTGAGAAGCACCATACGAGAGAGGAACTGCATCAATTGCATATGGATAGCAGTTTTCTAACATATAAATTACTGGTGCTCTACCATTATGAGACTTTCCATTTGGTTCTGTTTTAATTATCCTACATGTGCATGTATAGTCATCAGGATAAGATACTCTATTAACACGATTCCTTGGTTCGGGGTCTGCTCCTAATGCATCTTCAAATTCACCAGTCATATTTGAGGTAGACATTTCATTAAAGATAGAATCATACCAATTCTGAAAGAATTTAACTGCTGTCATATCAGCATCCAAAAGAAATCCCAAACTTATATCAGTGTATATTCTTGTGTGTGGGTAAGAAATATTACCTTCACCCAAATATCTACCAGTAACATTGCCAACAGCAGACTGAACGTTTGGTAATTGTGCTTCATCACACATCATATCAATAATATTTTTTTCACTACCAGTATATCTTGAAACAAAAGGTGCGTCATGCTTAAATGAGAAGCGAACATCAAAATTAGATGTAAGAGACATTCCTCCCTTTACACCCATCTTAGTCATAAATTGTGAAATTGATTTGCTTGCCACTAAATATAAAATGTGAATTGTATATTATATATGGCTTACTCTGGATATTACAAACCAAAGAACCCACGTAAATACCGTGGCAATCCTACTCGTATAGTGTATAGATCACTATGGGAGAGAAAATATATGATATATTGTGACACCACACCTAGTATATTAGAGTGGGGGAGTGAAGAAATAGCAATACCATATAGATCACCTCTAGATGGTAGATCACATAGATATTATCCTGATTTTTATATCAAAGTTCGTGAAAAGAAAGGAAAAATATCTAAATATATCGTAGAAATTAAACCCAAGAAACAAACTAAACCCCCACATGGTAAGGATAAAAGAACTAAAGCCTACAGAAACGCTGTTCTAACATTCGCTAAGAATAAAGCAAAATGGAATGCTGCTGAGAACTACTGTGACGATAGGCAAATGAAATTTTTAATATTAACAGAAGATCATTTAGCAGTATGAGACAATGCCACAAGGATTCCAAGAAATACAACGTCCATTAGAACCTGAAGATACTGGATACGAAACAATATTTGAAAAAATACAGAAAAAAACTGGTGGACAAAAGCAAACTTATACTTGGTATAAGAATGCAGTAAGATCAGAAGCTTTAATTTATAACAAAGCACCAGAAAGAATTATAAAAGATGAAATACAAGACCGTAAAGGACCAGAAGAACAGCAAGATGAAAATCAAATAAGAAACTATACAGTGTCAGGTCACATGTATCTGTTTGAATATAACGCAAAATATAGAACTAAACTACCATACTATGATGAATTCCCTCTCGTTTATGTAATAAAAGCAACAAGGACTGAATTCTGGGGAGCTAACTTACACTACTTGTCACCTAAGAAGAGAGTGTGGTGTATAAAACGATTGATGGATGGTAGGATTGATATACCTCGTGTGTGCTTTCATAAATACTTACTTAGCAATGTAGGTGGTTACTTACTTGATCTTGCAGCAACCGAATGGACAACAGCAATACTATTACCTATAGAAAACTTCGTTAGAAACGTGAAAGGTAAACAAAGTCTTGCTACATATATGAAAGAACTTGTTTGGGAAGAATCTCAAGATAAATTCTACGATAAAATTAAACAACGTAGAATAATACGTGGTTATGGTACACAATCAGATAAAGACATGGTGTTATAATGGGTAGTAGAAACCGATTTAAAACTAGAGATGCTAAAAGGAAAGAAGCACTGCTTGAAAGGAAGCGAAGTGAAGCATTAAATTTAAATGAAAAGATTAGAGTAAATTCAAGAGCAGTTGATGAGTACTATAATGACCTTAAAAACGGTGTTGATAGAGAAGCTTGGGCAAAAGCAAATGCTGAAGCACTAAAATTATTTCCTGAAAAGAAACAAAAACATATTGCATGGATCAAAGACCAAAATAACATTACAGGAATAGGTGACGGAGTACTTCCTGTTGGTCCTCTTAGAGGAGAAGCACCATCACAAGAAACATTGAGATGGCCAAGAGATATTGATGTTGGTGTTGAAACTGACTATGTTTACTTCCAATTTGGAAAATATATACCTCCATTTGGAAATTTAGAAGGAACAGCAAAAGGTCTAGGACCTTTGTCTCAAGAAGTTAGTAAGCATTCAAAGTATGATTTAGGACAAAATGCAGGATATGAACTAAGTACTTTCATGACACCACTAGGTCCAGGTATCATACTACCAATGCCACAAGACTTAGGTAATGAAATAGAACAAAACTGGTCTGGAAAATCATTCACACAAACAGGAAGAGCAGCAATTTCAAGCTTGTCAGGTAACTCAAGCTTTGCTGTAAACAAATTAAGAAATACTACTTCTAATACACAAGCAATAACAGCTGCTCTTAAAGCTGCTGCCTTAAATGTAATTCCAGGTGTTGGTGGTAATCTTAGTATGAATGATATCACTGGATCAACTGAAGGAATAGTACTCAATCCAAATGCAGAATTATTGTATGATTCTCCTACTCTTAGAGAAATTGGAATGACTTGGAAACTCATAGCAAATAATCAGATAGAAGCAGAGGAAATAAAATCTATAATTGATGAATTTAGAATGAATTCCTTACCACAAAGAGGAACAAATGAAAACAATAAAGGATTTACTTTTTCTATGAGTAGACGAGGAGACTCAAGCAAAGGTAGAACAAGGAATAAAAAGAATGATGTTATGAACACATCCGAAACATTCATAACAGTTCCTAACCTATGCAGATTCTCATTTATGAGTGGTTCTGATGTTAATACTAACATAGCACAATTTAAACCATGTGCTATCAATAGGATCACAGTAAACTACACACCTGATGGAACGTATGCTACATACAGTGACGGCAGACCAATTGCTATAGAATTGGGCATAAGTTTCCTAGAAACAAAAATCATTTTCAGGGATGATGTAAGTAAAGGGTATTAAATGTATTTCTCAAGTATACCAGACATAAAATACGATAGTAAACCTATCAGTTATCCTTTCTCTGAAAGTGATTATACTCTTGCAAAGAATTTCTTTCGTAGATACAAAGTAGATCCAAACATATTTGGATACGCAACGTTCTATAATAAGTATAGTATTCAAGATGGATTCAAAATTGAAAACATAGCAAATGAATACTACGGAAATCCATTGTATGATTGGGTTTTAATACTAACAAATAATATAATCAATCCTTTGTTTGGTTTACCATTAGATAACTACACACTACAAAAAGTAATAGACTCTAAGTATGGTGACGACTCTAACTTAGTTCATCATTACGAGACAATAGAAACTGAGTCAGGTGAAGTTATAGATGGTGTTAAAGTTATAGCATTGAAGGGTGAAATGATTGTAGATAACAACTTTTATTCTTCACAATTTACATATTGGAATGGTAATGAACATAAAAGTGTTGCTGGATCTACAGTATCAAAACCAATATCAAACCACATTCATGAAGTACAAGAGAATGAAAAGAAAAGAGAGATTTATATACTAAAAAAATCTTACTTCAATAAATTTCTCAACGAATTCAAAACAAAGAACAAGTACAACAAATCTTCAAAATTTATATCAAGTCGCCTTAAAGTAACTGGTTAAACTTTTTAGACAAAAAAAACCCCCGAAAAATTTTCGGGAGTTCAAGGAATTAAAGATTCAATTTTGCTGTACTATACAGCATCAAGTCTTGCGTGAAGAGAATCAATCTTAGCTTCAAGATTGTGTAGATGTTCTAGCACATGATCTAGTCTAGGATCAGGTGTAGAAGTTACCATATTATCTACCTGAAAATCAACTGCTGATGCATAAGGATCAACGGTGTATGTTTCATCTCCTACTGTGGTATCAATGTTAATATTTGTACCATCAGATTGTGTAGCACATTCTACACCCTCTGGATATAAACCAGCAGGTGTGGTAAAAGTTACATCTGTTCCTGGAATCTCATTAAGATTATGAACATAGTCTGGTATAGCACCTGCGGTTGTAGGATCGTATGAATTATTACTATCTATATTAACCGTCTGATCATTTGTAGTATCAGGTGGTTGAATGTTTGAGTCTGCCATTTTTATACAATTTGTTGTAATATTTAGTAGTCGTTTTCTTTACTCTCAATGTACTCTTTGTTCTGCCTACAGATACCATGTACATCTATCTCTTGATGTAAGTGAGCAGAGGT